CGTTCGGAGCGAGCGCGGTGCAGATCGTGGTCGTCGGCTGAAATGGGCCTCAACGTCGCGTCCGTGCTGCACATGCTGGGCTTGACCACGCCCGCCTCAGCGCCGCCGGCCAACAGCAGCAATCTCTATGTGAAGGCCGACGGGCATCTGTACCTACAGGACTCCAACGGCAACGAGTGGCGGGTCGATGCTGGTCCGGACATCGGCGACATGAAGATGATCGGCCAGGTGATGACGACGATCGGATCCGGCACCATCCCGTCATCAATCACCCTGCAGTCGGGGGTCTGGTTACTTTGCGACGGCACCGCCATCGTGCGTACGACCTGGCAGCCGTTGTACAACGTGATCGGCACCACGTTCGGAACCGGTGATGGGTCGACCACGTTCAACCTGCCCGACTTCAAGTCCCGGTTTCCGGTCGGAGCTGGGACATATGAGGCTCTCGGCAAGGGTGATACCTCGGCCGAGGCATCGCGTGGCACCAACCACACACACACCATCAGTGCACCGACCGGGATGACCGGGGTGGCAGTCGGTACCGGTGCGGCCAACGCAGCGCCATTTGCCGGCGTTACCACCCACGACCACGGTGGTAACACCGCTGGTGGTTATGGTCGTGCCGTGTTCCCGCACCTGGGTGTGAACTTCATTATCAAGGCGTGACAGCGATGAGACGATCGAGCTGAGGAGGACGAGATGCCTGGTTCTGGAACCACTCCGCTGCAGCTGTGGCCGATCCCGTTATCGACCGACGACCCGAACGTCCCTGACGACGTCGGTGGGCTGGCGCTGGCTATCGAGAAGACCGTGATGCAGGTCTACGCCAATGCCAGTACCCGGGACAGCCGGGTCACCGCTCCGACCGAGGGGATGTTTGCCTTTCTCAAGGGCACCGACACGGTGACCTACTACGACGGCACCCAGTGGAAGAGCTGGGCTGGAGCCGCTCCGCCGGCGATCACCTACGGCTCCACCGTGCCGCCGGACAGTTCGGGCAACAACGGCGACGTGTTTTTCAAGATCTAGTCATGCCGCTCTACGTCAAGGACGACACCGGACACTGGTCCCAGGTCCAGCGTCCGTACGTCAACCGCAACGGGGTCTGGACGGCGGCCAGCGAGGCCTGGATCCGGGCCAGCGGGACCTGGCAGAAGGCCTACGAGTACGACGTCACACCGCCCAATCCGCCCGAGCTCGACCTGCAGGTCTACGAGGACTGGGGCGTCGATCATGGTCAGAAGCAGCTGCAGAGCAGATGGCTGCGGGTCGGGGTACGGCTACCCGGCAGTCTCAACGACCCGGACGCGAAGCTAACTCGGGTGCTGACCACGTACAACGGCAAGGCACCGACCACTCCGCTGGGCGGCACCTACACCGCTGCACCGGACAACAGCTTCCCGAACGAGCCGTGGAGCGAATGGCGCTACAACGAGTTCGGTCCACACAACGACTCCTCGGTGCTGGTCTACAAGGAGTGGCCGCGCAATGCCGCCGCCGGCACCATCATCAAGGGTGACACCGACTACTTCTTCGGGGCCTGGAGCCTGGATCGAAACGGGAACTGGAGCGTGGCCGTCCAGCAGCACCGCTACATCCCCAAGGACTCCGTCGACCTGCCCAACATCGTGGTCAAGGAGGCCAGGTTCCAGCCGAACGCGTCCGGTTCCTGGGCGATCAGCCAGCCGAGCAGCTTCACCTCCGGAGACCTGCTGCAACAGACCGGACCGACCTCGACCGGGGTCTGGTTCTACGGCGAGCAGATGAGCGACTCGATCGGTTCCCAGGGCGCTCCGACCATCCGCAGCGCGCAGATGTATATCGTCCGTGAGGACGACATCGGCACCGCGATGGCCAACATCTACTTGTACTGGACGCCGTACCCGACCGTCGCCTCGCTGCCGGCCAGCGGGAGCTCACTGGACAAGCACGAGATCACCAAGATGAAGCAGCTGGGCAAGGGTGAGGGGGCCTGGTTCGACCTGCCGACCAGCTTCTACCCGGACCTGGCGGCGAACATCAAGGGTCTGGGACTGGATTTCAAGGACCCCCAGAAGGCGTCAGCGTATCCCAACGACTACTCTGTCGTGTATGGCGTAGCCAGCCGGCTCCGTTGCGGAGAAGTTCATGTGGTGTGGGAAGAAGAGCTGTAGCGGTTGACTAGCCATACCGGTGAGGATGGTGGCATGAGCGAACAAGAGCCTGAGGTCGATGAGACCGCAGAAGAAGTATCCGGTGCACCAGGCCAGATCGTCTTCCCAGAGCCAGAGGTGGACGCCGAGCGAGCCGCCGCCTTTGCTGCGGGAAAGGTGGAAACCCTCGAGCCGGAAGAGGAGGAAGCGGACGCGGATGAGTGAGCCGACATTCGAGGAGCTGATGGAGGCCGCCGAGCATTCCGAACAGCCCCCGGAGCCGGAGGATGGGCAGGATGACGGTCAGCCCACCGAGCCCGATGAGCCGATTCAGACCGTCGACGAGGATTGGGATGACGAGGTCGATGACCCGGTCAACGAGGAATCAACAACCCTGCCCAAGGATCTGTGATGCCGGTTAGCACCGGGGCTCAGGCGGTAGCCAATGCTAACGCGTATCACACCTGCCGGGTGGGCATGTGTCTGGCGTATGTGCACGACTGGTTGGAGATCGGGTCGTTGTATCCGAGTGCCTACAACGCCTGGCTGAACACGCACTACAAGCATCCGGGTGACCGGACGCCACCCAAGGGTGCGCCGGTGTTCTGGCGGGGTGGGAGCCAAGGCTACGGCCATATCGCGCTCGCGGTGGGCGGGACAAAGATCCGGAGTACGGATGTCCCCGGTGCCGGGCGGGTATCCACCATCGACCTGTCCTACATCGAGCGGTACTGGGGCCAGACCTATCTGGGCTGGACCGAGGACCTGAACGGCATCATGCTGCCCTACCTGCATACGGTGCGACCGAGCAGATGGAGCACCGGCGATGTGTACGTCGAGAAGCTCAAGCTCGGGGTGACCGACTCCGATTCGGTGCGCCGGCTGCGTTACCGCCTCGAGCATCACCAGCAGGTCCCAGCCAAGTACAAGCCAGGACTCGGTGGCGGCTACGGAGCGCGTACCGAGATGGCTGTGCAGTACTTTCAGCGTTCCATCACCAAGGTGCCGGGCGGTCCCAAGGACGGCTCGTATCTGTCCAACCCGCAGGCGAACGCACTCTTCGGTCCTGCATACCGTGTGATCGAGGCGTAGCCATGTTCAGTGGCAAACAGAAGGCGATCGTGGGAGCTGTCGTCGCTTTGCTCGGTGCTCTCGGCACCTGGGCGGTGACGTACTTCCCGGACAACCAGAATGTCCAGGAATGGGTCGGCATCATCCTCGGTCTGGTCACCGCGCTGGCCACCTGGTACGGCGTGTTCCAGACCACCAACCAGGTCAACGGCATTCCGGTCAACGGCTCAGACCCCAATCCGCCGGCGGCCTGAGTGCAACCACCGACCGTCGCCGTCACCGGCTCGTTCATTCGTAACGGCCGGCCGGTGATCGGATCGGTGTACTTCCTGCCCGAGCGGATGTGGGTGTACTACCACGGGACATGCTGGGCCACCCTGGCTCCGGCCATCACGCTGAATAACGGCGCGTTCATGGCCGAGCTGACGCCGACCAACACCGACTACGTGCCCTGGCAATACAAGGTGTTCACACCGGCCGGAGTGTTCAAGCTGGATATCCCCTGGGTCGACATCGGACATAGCCTGGTCGAGCTGGTCGGACATCCCAGTCGCTATCGGAGGTAGTCATGGCCCAGCTGGTGCTGACCAGGGCTCCCCGTAACGACAACGAGCTGTATGAGCTGGTCAGACACATGTGGGGAATCACCATTCCACGGCACAAGGTCTGTCCGGAGCACGACGCTCCGTTCGACGCCTTCTCGGCGGCCTACTTCAACAAGATGAGTTCGGTGCTGATGCACGGCTCGCGTGGTCTGTCCGGGAAGAGCCGGCTGATGTCCATCCTGGGACTGACCAAGGCCGCGGTCCTGGGTAGCGATGTCAACATCGTCGGCGGTTCGCTGAACCAGTCGATCAACATCCACAACACGATGCGCAACGCCTGGGAGAACAAGAACGCCCCGCGCTATCTGGTAGTCGACGAGACGGCCACTCGGATCAGGCTCTCCAACCGGGCCATCATCATGCCGCTCACCGCGTCTCAGAAGACCGTCCGTGGCCCGCACCCGCCGTCCCTGCTGCTGGACGAGATCGACGAGATGGACCTGGCCATCTTCGACGCCTCCCTCGGCCAGCCGATGCCGCAGGAGAACTGGCAGGGCAACATCATCCAGCCGATGACCGCGATGACCTCGACCTGGCAGTACCCGGACAAGACGTTCGCGGTGGTCCAGGAGCGGTTCATCGAGCGCGACGAGAAGATCTTCCGCTGGTGCTACAAAGACACCGCGAACCCCGTCGATGGCTGGCTGACCCAGGAGACCATCGAGCTCAAGCGCCGGGAGATTCCGCTCGAGATGTGGCGGGTGGAGTACGACCTCGGTGAGCCGTCCATCGGCAACCGTGCCTTCGACAGTGCAGCGGTGGAGCGGATGTTCTCCCTGCCGGTCGAGCCGCTCAAGCAGAAGATCACCAAGGACTTCGAGGAGTACCGGTTCGATGACTTCCGGTTGGACCGGGAGTACGTGATCGGTGCGGACTGGGCCAAGGAGCAGGACTGGACGGTGATCACGGTGGCCGATGTGACCAGGTTCCCTTGCAAGGTGGTGCACTGGCTGCGTTGCCGACGGCGTCCGTACCCGGTGATGATCGGCTACTTCAACAAGCTGATGAAGGAGTTCAACGCCAGCGGCATCCATGACGCTACCGGGCTGGGCGGGGTGGTCAGTGACTACCTGGACTCGAGGGCACGTGGCTTCCTGATGACCGGGATGAACCGGGACAACATGCTCAGCGAGTACATCTCCGCGGTGGAGAACGATCGCTGGCTGGTGCCCCGGGTGACTAGTTTCTACAAGCAGCACTTGTACTGCTCGGTGGAGCAGATCTACGCCCGTGGCAAGGAGTTCCACCTGCCCGACGAGG